TAAGTGAGGGAAATAATAATGATTAAAATAGTAGAAATGAACTCACAGTGGGAAGATTTATTTGATATTGCAACTGTTGAAGAAACAGAAAAGATTTATGGCGAGGTTTCTGCTGTAGATAAGCCAGTTAAAATCAAAAATAAAGATAAATATGTTGTTCGTGTTAGTTATGGTTCTTATTTAAAGGGAATATATGAAACAAATTATGATTTTAATACATATGATGAAGCAAATCAATTTTATCAATATGTGAAAAATTTACATAATAGTGTTTCCGATTCAAGTGATACATTTGGTGGGTATAGTAGTCCAATGTTTACTTAAAATTAAATGTGAATTGAGATTTATTTTTGTTACCATACGGTAATATAAAAGTTGTGAGGACAAACAAATGAATGTGTTAGCGTTAGATATAGGCGGTAAAACTCGCAATGGTTTTGCACTAATGGATACAGAAAGCAGAGAGCTTATTAAAACATCAAGTATCATATATGATAACAAATTGACACCACTTGACCATAGACAGAAAATATTGCAAGAGGTGCAAAGTTATTATTATTATAATGAAGTAGATGCTATTGTGTTTGAAAGGGTTAATCTGTTCCGTGCAGGCAGAATATCACCATTAGCAAATATAATGTCACTATGCAAGGTGCAGTGCATTATAATTGATAATATGTCTGATTTAGTAGATATATATGATGTTCCAGTAAGAACTTGGAAAGCAATATCATTGAACAGTGCAAAGGCAGATAAAGATGATTCGGTTAATTTGGTACAGAAATTATATCCTATGGTTGATTTAAAGGTACCAAAATATAAAAAGAAAGAGTCAAATGAGTTTATTTACAATCACGATTTAGCAGACGCAATATGTATAGCATTAGCAGTTGCTATGGATAATAAAAAGAAAATAATAAATAAAACCAATAAGGTTAATTACTTATAAATTGAAAGGTAGCGTGATTTGTTGTGGCATTAAATAAAGGTCTTACAGTAAAACAATTATTGCAGGCTTGTCAAAGACAGGTGGCAAAGGGTAATGGTGATAAATATATTATTATTTCAAGTGATGACGAGGGTAATAGTTTTCACACATTATTTTATGAGTTCACAGATGATAAAAAAGATATTGAATATTATTTAAATCTGGAACAAGATAGGAGTCACACAGTAGACGATACCGTTGCGCTTGGTTAAGTGACGAATATGTTTTATTTTGGTGGTGATTGTGTGTATGATAGTATTTAGAAACACACAAAGTGACAAAGAATTAGTAGGTCACGGCGTTGAAACAGACGGCAAGATAATTTTTAATCCTGGTTCACAAACGGGTGCAAAAAAGAGTGATTATAAATTTAATGATATATCAATAGGTGTTCCAGGAACAAATTTTCAGTTTATTGTAAAGCCACAAGAAAGTTGTGAGTTAAATGTTAATGAAAATACAACTTTTGGATACACAATAGCATCAGCTATTAGTGAGTTTGGTGATAATACAGAAAGAGAGTATCCCGATATATATGCCACATTTGAGGCTGGTGGTTCCTCTGATTTAAAGTGTGATATGACATACCGTGAGATAGTCAATTATAAGGGGAAAATTACCCCAAGAGTTAAATTAGCAGAAAATTATTATATTGAGGGCGACTTTGGATTTTATAGTAATGTAGGCGTGTCGCAGAACGGCGGATTAGATTATAGTTTTGATGTGTATGGAAGAAGTCGTTATCTGAAATCAACTAATGATTTATTGATATGGTTTCATTGGTTTGAACCTGAATGGGAAATTGATGAATTGTTGTATTACATAATGCGTAGTGATAATAAAATATACAGTTTACCCAGTGTGATACGAAAAAATTATAATTACCATTTACTAACATATAGCGATGAAGAGTTTAGTTCAGAATTAGTGGTTGATGCTGGTGCGGTAAATGATATTATCACAGTGGATAAATCTGTGGTTGATTTTTATATAGATAAAATTTCTAAATTATATAAAAAGTGTGAGTTAAATTATAATTTAACATCTTATTATTCTGTTGATGCTAATGTTCAAAGTACACTTATTGGCGAATATTGTTTGGCAGGGTGTGGGTATTATAATGTGTACGCTACATATGATGAAAATGACGGATATTATCATTCAAATCTTATTCGCAACGGTATTATTGCAAATAGAATATCAGATGCTGAAATTTCATTTGGTTCAGGTTTATATGCTGTATATAAAGACAAAGACAGCGGTTTAACGCCTGTATATATTGATATGGTGTTTGAAAAAGATGACAACAATGAATTTCATTTTATTAGTTGTTCAGATAATATAGAAGGCATTATTGGAAATCAGCAGTCGTATGATACAGTATTTACAATAGACGGTTACATTGAGCAGAGGCAAGGCTTAAAGCCATATGCTGTTAATTTTACTGTTAAGGCGGATAAACCGCCCGTTATGGTAGGAAATAAAATCGGAAAACTTCAAATAGGTAATATAGAAACTGTTGGTATTAACAGCCTTACCAAATTTACAAGAATAGCAAATTCAACAGTTTTGACAGAAGATACTGTAATTAATGACCGCATAACGGTAAAAGCAGGTTCTGTTATGTATGTGTTTAATCTTGCATTAAAGTACGATACTGCAACAGAGTTTGCATTTGATTTAGTTGTATATAGTGACATAGTTGCAAATAGTGGTGAAATTCAGTGGTGCGCCACCGAAATTCAGAGAAGACCATAAAATAAATTATAAGGGGTGATATAATGGAAGTTTTAAAATCAAGCATTCCTGTTGACTATAATGGCGGAGAATATTTTGAATTAGGAAAAGTATTAGTAATAAATGCTAACGAAGACACATTTACTGATACAATGAAAAGATATTTATCTGCTATTGTTTTTAAGTTTTACATTGAAACTGAAAATAGTGAGTATATTTCAGTAGAGGGTTCTACGATTAAATGGGATAGCGATGCTGATATTGCATATATGCTGTCACAGCACTGCATTCCTAAAGATGCATATTTAGGGTTTAGTATCATTTTAGATAAATCCGTTCTTACATTAAAAGATAATGAAGGCAAGTTAATTTACCCAGATGCAAAAAATATAACAGAATTTCCTATTGAAATTATTATGATTTAACGAGGTGATAAAATTGGCACAGTCTGTTTTGATACAAAATGTTGCTTTAACAGAACAGTTTAGCGATGAAATATCTGCTTCGAGTGGCTGTGGTGAAATTATCATTGACATAGATGAATCACAGTGGACTAAAGGCTTTAAGGAATATGTAGCTGGTATATTATTCAGAGTATATGTTAAAGTTGATGAGGAATATATATTAGTACAAGACCGTGGTTATCTTTGGAATACAGATGAGGATGTATCTGTGGTATTAGAAGAGATACCAAATCCTTGTTATATATCTATGAAGCCTACACTTAATGATGAAGTTAAGCATTTAAAAAATAAAGACGGTAATTATTTATACCCTGAACTGCAAAATATTACCAGTTTGCCAATTAGTATTATTTTTGACGATAGCGGTGTTATTGGCGAGGGCGGTTCAGTTATAGATATATTAAATAGTTTAGAACCAATCGAAGAGGTGGAATTTTAATGAGTGATGTATTTTATGTGATTGGCGAAGACACGGCAAATGATATAGCAGATGCTATTAGAAAAAAAATGGATATGCTGATTCAAAATTAATTAAAGCAGAAAATTTTGCGACAGAAATACAGAACATTCCATCTGATTCGTTTGATACGGTTTTTACGACAAAAACAAGTCTTTTTGGAACTGTTAATTTAATCTATAATTCAACAATATCCAACGATAAAATGTTTAGTAAAGCTGATGGTTTGAAATCAATTAAATTACCAAATATAACAGCATTATCAACGAGTATGTTTAATACTGCACGATATGTAGAAACTATTGATTTAGGTGCTGGAGTTGATAATTTATCAACAGGGTCACAGGCATTTGCTTATTGCTATGCACTTAAAAATATCATTTTTCGCAGAACAAGTAAGATTACATATAGTGTTAATCCATTTAGCGGAGCAACAAAGTCAAATATAACAATATATGTACCATCATCTGCTTTATCTGTTTACAAATCAGACAGTTCTTGGACAGGTGCAGGGTTCAAAGCAATAGAAGCGGTGACAAATACCATTGTAATTGATAATTCAACATATTCTTGTAATGAGGGGGAAACTTGGTTAAGCTGGGTTTCGTCTTTAAATAATACAGATGGTCTTATTGTTGTTGGGAATTTAGTGATGGATTCAGATAAAACAAAATATGTTACGAGAAACGGAAACGCAGTTTTTCCAAATAGTATAGTTGTCGCAGATACATTTGCTTATATGAATTTATAAAATAATTTATAGGGGTGTTTTTAATATGAGTGATGTATTTTATGTAATAGGTGAAGATACTGCAAAAAGTATAGCAGACTCAATAAGAACAAAAAGAGGGTATACTGCCGACCACCTAATTAAGGTTGAAGATTACAATGACGAGATTGACGCTATAAATTCGTCAACTGACGAGATATTTTCAGCAAGTACACCAGACAATAGTTTAGATTTAGTTTTGGGATTAGATGGTGAATTAAGAAGCAATTCTTTTAAAGATAATGTAAAAATTAAATCACTTTCTTGTCCAAACTTAAAAACAGTTGGTGCAAATGCCTTTCAGAATTGTTCAAATTTAAAGACGGTTGATTTGCCAGAAGTTGTAACAATAAATAATTATGGTTTTAACAGTTGCCCAATAACTTCTTTTAATGCACCAAAAGTGAAAACTATTGGAAGTTATAATTTAGGTGCATACCGTTCATCAATATTTCAAAACGATTCTGTAGAATCACTTGGTGACTACAATTTTAGTGGTAATAATTATGTAACTAAAATCTCTTGTGCAAATTTAAAAACAATGGGTGGATATATAGCTAATAACAGTACTACTTTAAAAGAGGTGGATTGTCCTGAATTAACATCAATCGGCACTGGTGCATTTAGGGCAAGTAATAGTTATGGTACGGCAGTTGCAATTGAATCACTTAATGTTCCTAAATTACAAACATTAGGTGCAGAAGCATTCCGTTATGCATATAAATTAAAGAGAATTAATAGCGATGTGGATGGTGAATTTAATTTTCCAGAATTAACTACACTTTTAACATATAATCAATCAGGTGGTTACACTTATGGTTATCAGTTTGATGGTGTCAGCAGTATGAGAGTTTTAAGAGTTCCTAAATTAGTTAATGCAGGTTATAATGCATTTTCAAGTTGTGGAAATTTAGAAGAAATTTATGTAAATAATTCTTTAACTACAATGTTTCCATTTTCAACATCCAAGATAAAGAGAATAAATAGTGATGTTGATGGGGTAATTAACTTACCAGGTGCTACTAATAGTAGTACGGACCTTTCTAATTTACCATTAATAAGATATATTTACTTACCTAATTTTACAACAGCACTACAATTTAAAAATAATGCAATTCTTGAACTAATTGATTGTGGTAAAATTACATCGGCTAATGCCAACTGGTTAAATGACTGCCCTAATTTAACAGGAGTTATTCTTCGACATCCGAGCACAGTATTGCCGTTCCAATCGGGTTCTATGGCAGGAACAACTGTTCCATCTAATATAACATTCTATGTTCCAACTAATCTTGTAGCATCTTATGAAGCATCTGACTGGCACACAGTAAAGGGAATTACAATCGCACCATTAGTGAATCAGTTAACAGTCGGTGTTGATACATTTGACTGTATAGCAGGCGAGTCGTGGTCAAGTTGGGTTGCCTCTGAAAATAATACAGATGGTTATATTATAGTTGGCAATATTATAATGGATAGCACAAAAACAAATTACATAACCCAAAATGGTAGTGCAGTATTACCAGGTCAAGTAATAAACGGTACTGCATATGAATTAACTACATTATAAAATAAAATTTATATTTGGGGGTAACGATTTATGGGTAAATTTATTTATCACGCTGATGGCAGTTGGGAATTTGATGACCGTGATAATTCACAGGGGGTTGAAAACACGAATGAAGAACACGCTTGTTGTAATTGTGGAACAAAGTATGATATAACTGTAATTGGCGAGTGTGAAAATCCTAATGAAGAAGCATTAACAGGTGCTACATTCACAGTTAATAGCACAATAGAAGAAATGTTAGAAAAAATTAAAACACAGGGTTATCTTGATATTACAGGTAGGTTTAAGAGTAATTTTTATAATGACGGTATTCATTATTATTATGGCGTGTGTGCTTCTTGGTACACTGCACACATTATTCCGAAAGAGGTTGTATCAAAATATTCCGATGTAGTTTTACAAATTTTCGGCAGAGAAATTATTACCAATCACGATGTTATTCACACATTTGTTGGTATGAGAAGTATGCAGTATGACAATTTAGAAAGTGGTCGTGGGAATGGCTTTGCCCCCAGACAGGTTGGTTTGTATATTATTGAAGATGACACACCTGACAGTCCAACATATGGTAAAGTGATTTGTCAGTTTGGCGAATTGCCTCAATAACAAACCTCAATAACAAAATAGAAATAGTGAATAGATGATATTAAAAGTTTTAGGAGATGACATTTATGGCGAAAATAATTTATGACATTCGTGGAGAATCAGTTGTTATTGATACTCATTCTGATTCTGAAGAAGGTAGTGGTAGCGTAATATTTGACTCTAATGTTGAAGTATTAAAGCTAAATTTAGACGGTAATATTGCAACCACGGAAAAGACAGCATTAGAAATTGAAGAGCTTTATAAGGCGGGCAAAGTGATTTATGCAGTATCCAATATTGGAGCGTATGTTCAGATTGCTTTTGGGTTATTTTTAACACCAGAACAAACTAATGACGGTTATGTTCTTTATGGTTACACAAAAGGCGACCACTCTAATGTTGAAAATATTGTATTTACAGCACAAAATGCTAATGATGTAATGTCAATTGATATTAGTAATTTAATGTGATATCTATGGTAAGGTTTATGCAAAATCAGTAAACTGCCCGACTGATTTAGATGTATAAAACAAACCATTGATATATAAAATGAGAAAATAGAATGAAAATTGAGAAGGTGTTTATTATGGCAGATATTTGGGAAGCTATTTGTAATGCCGTTAGTGCATTTTTCGACTGGTTCTTACATCAGACCCCGCTTTTCGGTGACACTCTCAATACAGTTTATGTTTCGGTTGAAAAAATGTATGAAACTTATATGCCACTTATTGCTGAATATATTAAATATATTACAGAATATGTGCAGGGCTGATTGACAAACATTATTATATATTATATAATATAAATAAGAATTAGCGAAAATTAAGTAATTGTTTAGGGTTCCTGTAATGCGGATAATCATATATAGCAAATGGAGTAACTCTGAAAACAGTGAAAACTGTTGGGCAGTGACAGAGGGTAATATTTGATTAGTTTTGTGTTGCAGGAATTCCTAAATTGAATTTGATATAAATATTTTGAGGTGATATGCAATGATAACAATTAAAAACACAAAGAGTGATAAAGAGTTAGTTGCTCACGATTACAAAGACGGCAAAATTGTTTTCAATCCAGGTTCACAAACAGGAGCTAAAAAGTCTGACTATATGTTTAATGATATTTCTGTTAACATCCCAGGCAGTAATTTTCAGACTACAATTAAGGCACAAAGTGAAAAAGAGTTCGATGTTAGTCAAAATTCTATAATGGGTCATATTTTTAATGCTATATCAAAAGAATATGGTAATGAAAATGGTGGCGGAGATGAACCTATTGATGATTTTTCCGTTAGTTTTATTGTAAATCCAGAGACGGGCGCAATAACAAGTGATAAAACATATGCTGAAATTTCACAGCATTTAAATAAAAAAAGTATTCCTGCAACCATAACCGCAGGTGAAAATGTAGTAAATGCTAATACAGTTTTATCTAATCCTGCTGATAATGTTTGGTATAATACAGAAATATATTACGGTACTGACGGTTCCGAAACTCCCATTGAATCAAGTGATATTATTTTCTATAATATTGAGCCGATACCTGAATTTAGCATAGTGCATTATATGATAGGTATTAAAGAAGATGATACCATTGCACTTGGTATTATGGGTGATATTGAAAATATAAATTATTGGAATTTCTATTATATTTATGGTGAGAATGGTGAAGTTAAATTTACCAATGTACAAACAGTGGAAAATAGCAATAACAGATATTTTTATATTGATAATAGTGTTTATGGGTTAGTTAGAAATAAAGGTTACACAGAAAAGGCATTTGACGCAGATTTAGGAGTCGGCTTAAGTTTTGCTTCTGCTTCTCTCGGTGAATATGTAAGAACTGGAATAACTGGAAGGTGTGGTTCTTCTCACTATGAAACAGATGCTGGCGGAGAGTTACAGCTTGGAATTGCTTTTGCTAATAATTCTGACGAACCAACAGGGTTTGAGAGTTTTGCACACATATTTGGAATTGATTGCAGTTTTAATAGTGATAAAGAAATCACTGAAATTACAACAACTTTAGATAGTATTCCTAATACAACATCAGTCAATACTTCATATGATGTGTTATTTGATTTAAGCTCCAACGGTACATTTACACAAGTTCCTGAAGATATCGTACCTGATAATTACAGTGTGGCTAAACTTACAATTGAGTATGAAATGAGTGAAGTTACATTTTATTCACCAAGAAGTACAGCCGCAATTACTACTGACCAGGATGTTACAGTTAATAGTATTAGTGGTGGCACAGAAACAATTCCGTCAGGCACTGTAGTATATAAGTTTGTATGGTATCAATATACTAATAATAATTATTTTGATATGTTTATTTGGAAAGATAGTGGAACTTGGAAACTTGGTGCAAAGATTTCAGACGATACTCCAGGAGAATGAGAAATATTTTAAACAAATTAGGAGGCATTATTTATGGATAAAGAATTTTGGATTTTACTTGCAGTAATAGTTGTTTCTGCTGTTGTGGCAACTGTGGTTGCTTACAGACTTTTTGGTATTGATAAGATTAAGAGTTGGTTACTTTGGGCTGTTACACAGGCTGAAAAAGAGTTTGGCGGTGGGACTGGTAAACTTAAGTTAGCATATGTATATGATATGTTTATTGCAAAGTTCCCTAAACTTCAAGCAATTATCCCGTTTGCTGTTTTTTCAGCACTTGTTGACGAAGCACTTGTTCTTATGAGGGAAATGTTAAAGAACGATAAAATTCAAGCATTTGTTGATAAAGGAAGTGAGTAATTGTGGCAACTGTATTAAATGTTACTACAAAGGTAATGGATACGAGCGAAACGAAAATGACTTGTCCTTTTATGGGATACAGTAATCACACACATAAAGGCGTAGATTTAATTCCTAAATCGACAAGTGAAACTCCGCATATATTAGCATATGCTGACGGTGTTGTTATTTATACTGGTAACATAAATGGCACAAATAAGAGCACGGGTAATGCTGGTATGGGTACTTGTGTCGCAATTAAGCATAATGACGGAACATTTACGAGATATCAACATATGAAGTATAATTCACTCAAAGTCAAAAAGGGCGATAAGGTTAAGAAAGGACAGATTTTGGGGCTTTACGGGAGACCCACGAGTGGGAATTCGACTGGTAGCCACTTACATTTTGACATTTCATTGCCTAAAAAGCCTGATTGTCCGTATCTTAAAGGTACATTTTGCAACGAAACGAGATATTATGTTGACCCTGTTCCGTATTTAACAAAGCCTTTAGAGAATAACAACACTAATAAGCCAAGCACTATAAAAAAGACTGGAAAAGTGACAGCAAGTGTTCTTAATGTTAGAAAAGGTCCTGGAACGGGTTATAAAGTGGTCGATACCCTTGAAAAAGGAAAAACTGTTACAATTTATGAAACTAAAAATGGATTTTATCGTATTGGCGAGAATAAATGGGTGTCCGCCGAATATGTAAAAGTTTAATAATGGTAAGAAAAAATATTACCCACTCATTGTTATATTACCGTGGGTGGGTAATATTGTTGATTTTATTTTAATAAATAGGAGTGGAATTATGACAAGAGAGTACCATATCCATTGTAATAATTGTGGAAAAGATTTCTATGATGCTGTTGAGGGCAGTTGGGCAGATGTAGTTTGTCCTGATTGCGGTTCGGATGACATAGAAGATTATGCAATGTGTGATATTTGTGACAAAGAATATTTAGAGAGTGAAAATAATAATGATAACAGTTTAGATATTTGTGATGAATGTTATGATAAATATTATTATAATTATAATTTATTTTATGAATTTGTGCAGAGCAAAGACGGTGAAACAACCGCTAAAATTTTGTGGGATGATATGTTAGAGAGTTATGATGCACAGTTGTTTGCTTTCGCAATGCATACTATTATGTTTGAGGATTATCCCGAATATATTTATGAAAAAATGTCTGCCGACAAAAAATACGAGTCAATGAGAAATATTATTGAAAATAAAATTTTTGATGATGACGATTATAATTATTTTATTAATAAAATGCTTAAAGAGAAAAAGAATGAGTCAAGGAAAACAAAAAGGAACAGGGATGAGTGGTAATGAATAAATTAACAGAAACTGTTGTAATTCCTAAAAGAACAGATAAAGATATTATACTTGAAGCATATGAAACGGATATGGATAATATATTCCGTAAAAGCGGTATTGAGTGTGATAAAAAATCAACATTGAATAAGAAAACAGAGGGCAGAACAATAGATGGTAAATTTCAGTCCTCTGTAAAACCTACGGCTGAATCAATTAAGAAAGCCACATTTAAAATACAAGAAAAGTATAATGTAAAAGTGTCTTATAATAACAAAACTGGTGAGATTTCTGTAAAGGGTAGATATTGATATTTTTGTGCAATTTGACGAATATTATATATAATATATAATATATAATATCGTATTTGGCAAAAGTGCTAATTTTTTGAACAAATCGCCAAAAAATGACCAGAATTGTTGTATAACAAGGTTTATGGATAACAGTGTTATAATTATAACTTGCTCACACTCGTATGGCTGTGGGTGAGTTATTGGTATTAAATATATTTTATTTTATAAGGGGTGACGATAGTGGCTAAAAGTGTTTTAATTGAAAAGAATGGCGGTGCTCCGTTAAAATTCAATGAGAAAGCATCTGGTAGAAACCCGAAAGCATTAGGTCATCTTGAGGGTATAGCCGCTCAATATAATAAACCCACTCGTAACGGCAGACGGTATCCAAGAGAATTATGGGAAAATATCATTAAGAGTGATGATTATAAAGAAATGATGGAAACAATGACTTGTTTCTGCGAAAATGACCACCCTGCCGATAATACCGACAGAATAGAAACTTCAATAAAAGAAATCTCTGCTGTGCTTACCAATCTTGAAATATCAGATGATGGTAATGTGTATGCAGGTTTCGATATATTAGATACGCCACAGGGACACATACTTAAAAGTTTAGCAGAGTATGGTTGTTCTATTGGTGTATCAAGCAGGGGATTAGGTGACGAAATCCAAAAAGACGGAGAAGTAATCATTGACCCCTCTACATATCAGTTTTATGCATTTGATATGGTTGTTATGCCTGCTGTTAAGTCTGCAAGACCTGCCGTAACAGAGTCTAAAAAGAGAAGTAATAAAGCAAAGGTCTCTCTTGCAGATACATTTGCAAAAGAGGTAGAAACAGCAACATCAGTTGCAGAGCTTAAATCACTCAAAAGAGTGGTTAGTAATTTACCAGGTCTTGACTCCATTAAAGAGTCAATTGATATAAAATTAAAATCTATGAAAGACGGAGACAATATCTTGTCAATCTTAGAAAACGACCTTGGAAGAATCAGCGAAGATAATATAAGACTTGCTGACGAAGTTGACACTCTGAAATCTAAACTGTCCGCTAATAATATTAGGTATCAGAGATTACACAGAGCGTATAACGAGAGCAGACAAGCAGTTAAATCGTTGAGAAAGAGTTTACAGAGTAATATGGTTAACTGTGCACAATTGCAAACAGAGGTATATAATGGTGCTATGGAAACTGAATACGCTGTAAAATCAAGTAAGTACTACGAGTCAAAACTTGCTAATGATAGTGCAAGAAAAGACAGAGAGTACAGAGCACTCAAAGGCGAATTAGCAAGAACTAAAAAAGCCCTTGATGAATCACAAAGAGACTTAACGGATGTTAAGAGAAAACTTGTGGAAACAAGAAAAGAGAATTCAGCATCACTTGAAACAGTAATTAATGATTCTCAAAATCGTCTTAATGAATCAAGACGAAATGGCGAAAGAAAAGCCAATGCTATAAGGGAAGACCTTTGTAAAGCAAATTCCGATGTTGATAAGTTAACAGAGGAAAGAAACAGGATTGCTGAAAATCTTGAACAATCACAAAGTGCTGTCCGTAAACTTGCAGAAGAGAGAAAAATACTGAAATCAGAAAATGAATCTCTTGTTAAATCCCTTAATGAGTCCGAGTCTGTGATTAAGGATTTAGTGGAAGCTAATGGTGCTTTAAAAGAAAAATGTTCTCAATTAAGTGAACGAGTACAGTCTATTACTTCAAAGCAAGTGCTTGAGGAAAAGAAAACACAAAAGCAAATATCCTCGTATAAAAAGGCTCTTGCTGAACAAGGACAAATGAACACCGAGGCTCTTAATAAGTATCTTGAAACAAAGTGTGCACAAAACGGTTTAAAATTAGATACCGTTAGGGAATTACTTCCACGAGGCTACACTATCACAGATATTGATAGAGTTGTTGGTGAAATGGCTGACAGAAAGAGGCGATATGATGCTCTGCCTTTCGCTATCCCTGGTAATATTACCAAAATAGTTGAAAATAGGAGCAATCTATCGGACGAGGATAAACAGACTATGACTTTTCTTGAGAGTGCTTGCAAAAATTTATAATAGCAGGTGTGAAATTCACCGCAACACAATTATTTTTTAATTGAATAAAAGAAAGAAGGATTAATACTATGGCTAATGTTATGGACCAAAAATCCAAATACCTCATTGGTAGATGGTCAAAGAGAATTGGTATGGTAGAAAGAGCCAAGAAAGAATCTCTTTCCTTTGAGAAGAGAGCCGCTCTTGCTAATACCCTTGAAAATACTCATCAGAGAATGAAGGCTATGGAAGCTGTTAATCCGAGTGCAATTGGTCAATATAAAAGATATGCTCTCGATTTAGTTACTTCCGTAGTTCCCAACCTTATCGCATTTGATTGCTACGCAGTTCAGGCGATGGATAATAGAATCGGTAAATATACTGCCGCTTAATGCGGTGACGCATTATGAAAAACTCAACGAATTCAGTGAAACCCCTATATTGTGATGTAAGGTATAGGGCAATACTGAGCAAAGTTCTATTTCAAATACAATAGCAGGACAGTGGGTTGCAAACCATTTCCTTGATACTCCTAATTGATAGGATTACTGCTTTGTATATATATAAATTACATTTAGGAGATGTAATATATGTATGGTTATATTTATATGACTACCAATTTAGTAAATGGTAAACGGTATATTGGAAAACATAAATCTGTTGAATTTGTTGGAAATGAATATATAGGTTCTGGAAAACTTCTTAAAAGAGATATTAAAGCACATAATTATAATGTAAGAACTGATTTCAAGGTGGAATTACTTGAAGAGTGTGATACATTAGAATCTCTCAATGAGAGGGAAATTTATTGGATTTCATATTATGATGCTTGTAATTCAAAAGAGTTTTATAATATTCATTTTGGTGGTGACGGAGGCGACATTAGTTTATATTTGTCGCCAGATGATATGGAAGCAATAAGAAAAGAACATTCAGAATTCATTAAAAATAAATTTAATACAGATAAAAATTTCAAGAAATCGTTTTCTGGTGCTAAATTTGGACATAAAGTTACTAAAGAAACTAAATCTAAAATTTCAAATAAACAAAAAGAATATTGGAATTCTGTTGATGTTGGTGTTAAACACGAAAGATTATCAAGGTCAGCAACAAATAGAAATATTGGCAGAGTTTGGGTTACAAATGATATTATAGATAAATTTGTACCTAATGATAATCTTAATGATTATTTGAATAGCGGGTTCAGGCTTGGTAGAAAATTTAAGAAACGAAATAGAAAATGTGCAGAGACTATCGAAAGTATAGGTAATGAGAAAAACATTACCGAATGAACGAGTAGAGTACAATTCAAGTGAATTGGAAGTGTTGAGATACTTATAAACGGTAATAGAATATAAGTATGTGATATAGTCCGAACTATATGGTAACATATAGAGTATGTATGGAAACGATACATATGTAACATATTTGATGTTAAATTACATCGATTATTCGTACAGCAAGCCCAAGGGCAAGACTGAAGCTGGCGATGTATTTGCTTCTTCCATCAATATGGGTAAGTCAGACCCCAATTACACCTCTGACTTTGTTGATGGTGAATATCTTACCGAAGGTGACGGCACAAATCCCAATGCAGGTAGACTTGCTTGGACACCTGTAAGCACCCTTGTAACCAGACCTATGGCTCTTGCTTGTGGCGACAGCAAGGCTTCTGTCACATTTACTCCTATCGGCACTGACGGAACTATGACTGAATATGCTCTTGTTCCTGAAGCTGGCACAGTATTTGCGACTGGTGATAAGATTGCTATTAATGCTGTAACTGGCGAATACAAACTTACTCTTGTCACTCCTACAACTGAAGCAATCGCTATTACTTATTACTTCAACAATGAGGATGTTCGTTCTGACGGTAACATCTTTACTGGTAGCACTACTGACACTTATACTGGATATGGTGCCGCTGGTTGGACTAATGTTCCTGAAATTGAACTTCAGATTAAGTCTGTTCCCATTGAAGCACACGCAAGAACTCTTCGTAGTTTTTGGAGCTTTGATGCTTCCTACGAACTGATGAAAGAGTATGGTCAGGATATTGAAACTCTCCTTGCCACTCAAAGCACTGGCGAAATCGCTCACGAAATCGACAATGAGTTAACTCTTGACCTTGTTAAGTTTGCTAATGCTGGTGCTCCCCTTACTTGGAGCAGAACAATCACTCCTGGCATTGCTCTTGTTGACCATTATGATTCATTTATGGTTAAGCTCAACGAAGGCTCTAACAGAATTTTTGATGCAACTCGTAAAGTTAAGGCTAACTTTATGGTTTGCGGTATTGATGTTGCGACTGTTGTTGAATCAATGCGTAACTTCACTCCCAGCGGTGTAACTGCTGTTGGTCCTCACTTCCTTGGCACTCTTGGTAACTACAAGGTGTTTGTTAACCCCGATTATGTTCCCAATGAGTTTGTTCTTGGCTACAAGGGTAGCACAATGTTTGATGCTGGTGCGTTCTACTGCCCGTATATGCCTGTTTCCTCGACTGACCTTATTATGGATGCCAATTTCCGTGGTCAGCGTGGTTATGCTACTATGTATGGTAAGAAGCTCCTTAACGACAAGATGTACATTAAGGGTTACATTACCGACTAATAATTTGTGACATAATGCTCACATTGTAATGTTACATAAGTTATAGTGTGATATTATTGTAACAATCATTTAACACAACTGCGGTCAGTATTCAGTTAATTCTGTTTACTGACTGTGGTTACACAAATAAAAAATATTTTATAGAAAGAGGTAAGTAAGTTATGGCTGATAGTTTCTTAATTACTAATACCCTCCCAGTTGACGAGCCTGCTTATGGTACTGGTTATAATCTGCCTGGCGGTCTTGGCGTTGAAGACGGTGTAAATCCTGGTGCTAAAACTGGTCCTTACGGTAACGGTCTTAGAGACAATACCATTGCTATCCCGCTCCCCCTCACCAATTTCCAGATTAAGCTCGGAGCTGGCGAGAGTGTAGAGATTGCTGTTGACGGTGTTCTTGAGACTGAGTTCATTAAGGCACTTGTTGACACTCTCCCTGTTACTGTTACTCCCGCTGATGCGGGTGGAACTGACGGTGGCGAAGGCTAATATTAATTAGCATTCTTGTTTGCAACTAATAGAATATAGGACAGAGTATAATCTATGGTTGTTTAGTTTAATTTGATACATCACCTGCAAGGGTTTTGTATATAAAGGCGGTTGGGGGCGTGTCCTCTGTCCTCCAGCATTCCCCCAACTGACCAGTTTAATTATGTGAGAAAGGATGGTGTTTAAAGTGTCTGTATATAGACGAGAAGATTATGTGGAATATATTATGAAAATGATGGGTTCGAGCATAGTCAATGTTGAATTAGCAGACGATGTACCATTCTTTGTTGATAGTGCATTCCTTGAAATCAAGAATAACATTACAGATGTTAAGACAATGACTGTTCCATACGCACCAGTGATTGATTTAACTGGGCTAAAAGTTGCCAATGTTGTATACCTGATGAGGGGTCATAATACAAGTGGTCCTGGTGGTTTCCAAGATGTTATGTATATATACTCTCGTCAGAGTGCACTGAACACATATACTCTTACTGATTATGCGAGATATTTACTTGCACAGCAGAATAAGAGTACATTGGCAACAGACCTGGACTTTAATTTTGATAAAAGTAATGAGAAACTGTATGTTTATTGTCAACAGGCATTACCTACAACCATTACACTTGTATATACGCCAGACTATGAGTCAGTTGATGAAATTACTGAACCGTTTTGGCAGAACTTGATTAGAAGGCTTGCATTAGCACTCACTAAAGAGGCTGTTGGTAGAGTCCGCAGTAAGTATGATTTGGGTTCTTCCACATACAAACTTGATGGTGAAAAGCTGTTGGCAGAATCACAAGCAGAAATGCAACAAATACGAGAGTATTTAAACAGTAATTCTGATATGCTTTTACCGATAGATTAATTGACATACAGCACAAAATATGCTATACTTAAATAAGTAAGCAATTTAAATAACAAATAAAAAACTAAAGAAAGTGAGCGTAGACAATTATGGCGACTAATAGTTTTGAAAAAGTTATGCAGGCTTGTCTTGAATCCAAGAAGGCTCCTGCGAAAAAGACCGTTTCTGCTAATAAAGCACCTGCAAAGAAAGTAACCGAAAAGAAAGTTACTCGCAAGGCTGTTCGTGAAGCAGAAGAAGATTATTTTGATACCATTAATGATGCTGGCGACCCCGAAGCAGAGTATGATGTAGTTGATACCGTTGATGTTATTGATAACGAAGTTGATGACGATGTTGTTGATGATGTTGCTGATGATATCGTAGTAGTTGTTGACCCTGAGATTGACGCTACTGACATTGATACTGTTGCAAGCGAACTTCAAGACATTATTGATGAAACCCCCGAAGGCGAAATTCCCACCACTGACGAGTATGTTGATGACCTCACATATTCTTGCCCCATTTGTGGTTCTACTTTCTTCACTCCCGAAGAGATGAAAGACGGTGACGAGTGCCCTGTATGTGCTGAAACCCCCGAAGCATTTGTTCTTGTAGGACAGGTTGCAGAAGCTGGCGAAGATGAAGAAGCACCCGTTGAGGACGAGGTTGATGTTGATGTTACCGTTGATGACGGTGGCGAAGACCTTGAAGCTGATGTAGCAGAGGACGACCTTGAAGCTGATGTTGAAGATTCTGACGAGGAAGATAAAGCGGCTGAAGAGGCTTATCGCAGAGCAAGAGCAAGAGCACAAAGAGCAAGGACTGAAATGCGTAGACCTGTGAGCCGTACTCGCAGACCCGCAACTCGCAAGGCTGAAATGAGAAAGCCTGCTAACCGTAGACCTGCTACCAAGAGAACTGCTCCTAAGTTCACTGGTTATCAGTTAGACGAGAGCACTTTCAACCCCTTTATGACCAAGTTCATTCGTGAGAACTATAAGAATGCTCGTGCATACGCTATGAAGTCAGCGACCTATAACAAGGCTCGCAAGGCTCTTAAGGTTGAGTGTGTTATCACTATGAAGAACGGCTCAAAGAAGCGTTCCGTTCTTACTTTTGAGGGTTTCAATCCCAACAGCCGTGCACTTCTTGCAAAGGATACTACCAATACCTTTAAGTGCGAAGGCAGAACTGCTCCGTTCCGTTTTGCTGTTCGTAAGGTTGGCAATACTATTAAGTGCGAAGGTCTCAAGTACAACTATGTTACCAAGTCACTTAAAGAAGGCAGACTTCAGTTCTCTGGCAATCTTGCTCGTGAGAATAGAAAGCCTTCCGTTAACCGTAGCAGAGCGATGGAAGCAAGCCGTAGAGCAAGGGCAAGTCGTCCTATGCCTGGCAAAAAGTATCATAGATAATTATATTTAATTATATTTAATTATCACGATTTGTTTTAATATTTAACTGAATATGTATGTGGGGAGTGATAGATATAAAAGTCAATAAAAGATGTAACTATTGCTCCCCTATTTATTTGAGCGAAGTTACAAGAAAAAATATGGTTGGTAAATCAAAAAAGCAGTCGCCAGAACGGTATGCTAAAAAAGCAAATTACCATCCATTAAGTTACAAAGGCATAGATATACAGAAGTTATTAGGTTCTGACCAATTGGTAATACAAGTTCCTGTTGGTAAATATGAGTGCACAATAGCATATGTTGGTGTATTAAAAGAACTTGAAACTGTTATTAAATCACAGGCAGTTCCTAATGTTAATTTGCAGACTTGTATAAGAGTTTTACAAAGGTCAATAGACAATAAAGACATATATGTTGATTGCACTTGTCCAGATTTTATATATAGATTTTCATATTATGCCAGTAAATTTGGTTATAAATACGGTAAACAGGAGACAAGACCACCTAAGATTACTAATCCTAAAGATAACAAAGGCTCTATGTGTAAACATCTGTTAGCATTATTAGCAAGTAAGAGATGGCTGGTAAAAGTAGCCACACAACTTAATGCTATTATCAGGGATAATCTTGAATTATTTAAGACTAAACTTGGTCTTGAAGATGATGAGTTATTTGTTAATGCAAGCGGTGTTCACTCCCGTACAACTGTTAACAGGCTTCGTCAAGCAAGAGGCGATTATGATAAAGAACTTGGCATATGGGAAAATGAACCAAATGAAACCGAAGACGATGAAGAGGAACTTGAACCTGGTGATGCAGTTGTCGTTGATATGAGTGACGACCTTGATATAGATGATTCAGTGGAAGAGGAATACTTGAAAGGGCGAATAGAAAATGGGCTTATTGACTCGTAATGATGCTACTATTTGGAAAGGTTTCTTTAAAGAGTGTGCGAAATTAAGGGGTATTCCTGCATTATATAGATATGTGTTATCATACACGGTATCAACTCACTCAGAATTTAATTATCAGTTATCTGAGCCGCAAGAAATGGATATTATATTTAATGAAAATCCATCAGTGGCGACATTGAGAAAAATTGGTTGGATGTCTGAAAATTCCGATGATAAACCATATATTGCACAGTTACCGTTTGATGCAAAGGATATTCAAATAGGTTGCACAATATCAATAAAAGACTTTGATTTAGACAGCACAAGAGATTTTAAAATAACTTCTATAAAAATGATACTTGAATTTCCAGATTGTTGGACTTGCACATTAGCACCCATATTCTTTACTGACGAGGCAAAAGATAATTATACTGATTCTAACTATAATTATGCAGATACTGTAGATGCTGATACAGATTCAGACTCGCCAGATAATAAATATGGTAAAGAATATATTAAAGACCATCCTGTAATTGAGCCAGATAGTCCTAATTTTTCTTATCTTAATGTGAAAGAGTAATTTTATATGCGTATAATGTATAGGGTTGAAAGCAGAGATAAAAAGGAAAGAAATATAGAGAAACTATTTTGTGAATCTATGAGAAAAACTGTTATCTCTTATATTCGTAAAAATGTTCCTATTCAAAAATTACAAATGCACGAAGATTTAATGTTAAGCACAACAGCAATCCATTGGATAGAAAAGCCTAAAAGTATTAATATGTCTTATGTTTTAGATGTTATATTAAATAATATGGAGTGTTTAAAAATAGAAAAAACACATACATATATCATAAAGTTTAAGAGTGTAAACTTTCCCAACACTTATAATACAATAGATAGCATTGTCAGGTTCTTAGATAAAGGCAATGAAGAGTTTCCAGCGATGTATATATTCTCAAATATATTTAATTCATTTGAAAATAATATAAATGTGTATTGGAGAACTTTTGTATTACAAGTATTACATAGATACCCAATAGGTAAGGTGTTGTTAGTAAAATGAGTTGTGTTCTGTATGATAATGCTATAATTGAAAATTTAAGAGAATTGACTCAAGACACACGAATTTATATTGAGCCAACAGAAAATGTTTTCAGCACCGTTGGTAAATTAGCAGATTCAAAAGATTATGTTAAATTACCGTTAATAAGTGTTGCAAGAACAGGTTGGTCAATACTTAATCCACAACACTCACAAAAATTTGACGGTGCTTTGATTAAGAGTGATTTAGAAAAAGATTACACACAGAGAATACAGATTATTCCTATACAGATAAATTATGTACTTGATGTGTGGACGAGAACTCGTGCAGAAAATGACGAGATATTCAGAGAGTTAATTTTCTATTACAATAATCACCCAGAAATGGAAGTTACTGTTCCGTATGGTGCTGATTTTAAACATAAATTCAATATTTTCTTTAATAGTGATATTGAAGATAATAGTGATATTGTAGAATTCAAAAATCGTGGCGAATATTTTAGGCAATCAATTTCATTTTACACTGATGATGCTTACCTCTGGAAGACCTCATCCAGACCATTTACTAAACTTATTGTTGGATATGAAGTTGTTGGAACAGATGAGAAAGGTGGAATTTTAGGAAATGAAAGCGACACTGATTAATAAAACAGGAACGCCTTTTTGTGTTCAAGGTGTTCTGTTAAAGCCATATAATAGAGCTGTTGCCGAGATACCTGACGATTTTACATATGATAAGAAAATATTAGCGGTTATTCCTATTGTTGAGAATAAACCTATTGTAAAAGTTATTGAGCAGACATTTGTTAAGCCTGTATCTCGCAAGCCAAAGAAAAAGAAAAAGAGCACTAAAATAGATAAATAATAAATAGAAAGTGAGTGATTTGATGCCCAGAGTTATTATTAATGAAAAGGACTTATCGGTATTTAATATTTATCTTGATAATGATAATATTGTATGGATACCTGGCTTTTCAATAACTGGACCGTATGAAGCACCCAGATTATTAAATTCTCATTCTGATTTAGCATCCATTTTTGGTGACAGACCTCCTGCTGAAAGTTATCCCACTTCTGCTACTATTAATACATATAAGTTGTGCACAGGCTGGGACTTTGCGGCGCAGATGTTAAGAAAAGGATTTAGGGTTCTGTTTCAGAGAATTGTTCCGTATAAGTATGACGATGTAAATCACGAATTAACTTATGACGTTGATGATGAAAAATTAGTATCATCCGCCTCTGAAATAACACAGAATACACTTGAAACCACAACTACTTATACATACACAGAGGTTGAAGCGGGTGGTGAGCCTGTAGAGGGCACACAGTATTACACAGCAGATACTGAACATCCTGGACAGTATAATGAAGTTGAGATACCTGCAAATCCCATTCCGTCTGACCCCAAGTATTACACAAGAAGTGAAAGCACAGTAACTACCCCTGTTGCAGATTTTGTTATCGGTTTCAAAGAGAAATACGGCGGAACTTTCGGTAACAGATTAGCAATCATCTTTACAGTTAATGTGAATGTTAATAAACTGTATTATAAACTTATTGATACTCGTACACTTGAAGTTCTTGAATATGTTGAAATCTGTGAAGCCAAGTTTAATAGCACTACTGGTATTGATGCTAAGTATCTCTTAAAGTTTGCAAAGGGTTTCTGCGAAGCAATTGGCTCTTCAAAGTACATTGAACTTGAAACTGGTGAGAAAAATCTTTCTGATGTTGCTTCTTTCAACGCTTATATTATTAACACATTAACAAGTACAACGGGAACATTTGAAAATGATTCTGCTGAAACTGGTGAGATTAAATATATTCGTAATCCTGAACTTGACCCGTCTGTTCCAGATGATATTTCTATTTCCGCAGAACATCCTAACTACTTAATCGATGAAGTTCTTGTTAATCCTAAATATGGAACTGGCACTGGTGTTTTAACAAAGACTGCTGTAAGGTCTAATATTGTTCTTGGCGATGACAAAGTAACTACTGGCGAGGGTAACGAAGTTATCTTACCCGAAACTGAAAATGAAAATGTGGTTGTTGCTGGCGTTATGGGTAAGGATTATACTATTAACGATGCGTTAGACACTACTACCGACCCCGATGCTTTTGTTATTTTAGCAGATACCATTACCCGTGGATTAGATAACATTAAAGATAAGATTCTTTTTGATGTTAAGTATGTCACTCTTGGTAATATCTATACCACAAGTTATCTTATTAATTCTAATGGCACGAGTGTTTATAATGCTTGTGCAGACCTTTGTGCATTCAGAGGTGACTGTGTTGCTATTCTGAATCCCGATTACAGGAAAGAGTCTGTAAATGTAAAGCAAGACTTCAAGTCAATTGGTGGTAAGCCGTCATCTTATGCATCTGTCTTTGCACCTTGGGCGGTAATGAGCATTTATAACGGTGACAGACAGTGGTGTTCACCTGCAATGGTATTCCTTACTGCATTAGCAGAATCAGTTGAAAACGGTAATCCTGTATATCTTCCGCCTGCTGGCGTTAACAGAGCATCACTTCCCGATGTTTATAAGACCGAATATATGATTGGCTCTACACTGTTAGACACTTGGCAGAACAGAGATGTTCCGACTAATATTAACCCCGTTATGTTCCTTAACAACTATGGTTATGTCATTTTTGGTCAGAGAACTCTTTATGATACTTCCGACCAACTTGTAGGTACTCGTTCAGCATTACAAGAACTTGGTGTTAGACTTGTTGTTCTTGAGTGTAAGAAAGAAATCCGCAGAGTTGCTATTGGATTACTGTTCGAGTATAACAATGTTCACACTTGGAATGAGTTCAAGGCTGGTCTTCGTCCAATGTTCTCTGAAATGCTTGATAACGGAGCATTACAGGAATATCAGATTATTATGGACGAAACTACTAACGATGCCGATGATATTGATAACAACACGCTTCGTGGTGTTATTAAGATTGTTCCTGGCAGAGCCGTTGAAGATGTTATTATTTCCTTTGAACTCTATCGTAGTGGTGTTACATTTGCTGACGAAGAGCCTAATAATTAATAGGGCAATAAATAATTATACATATAATAAATAATTAAAACAGGAGGTAGAGTTATGGCTGGTTTTCCTACCCATCCACTTGACGCTCGGCATATGGCTAATGGTCAGAACTTTGAGCCTATGCGTACAAATAACTTCGAGTTACAGATTACTGGTTTAGATGGTAATATGGGTGAAAAAATAATGCTTGCTGTCGCTTCTTTCACCGCACCTAACATTCAGCAAGAACCTATTACTGTGCCCTATGGTAACAGTAGTGTTAAATTTGCTGGTAAGCCTACATTTGCTGACACTTCAATCACTTGTAATGACTTTGTTGGTATCGACACAGAAAGAACACTGTCAGAGTGGCAGAAGAAAGCATATGATTATGAGACTGGTGAAATTGGATATGCAGAAGAGTATAAGAAAGAAGCCGTTCTTATGGAATATGATACCAAGGGCAAACTTCAGCGTTCTTGGACTATCATAGGTTGTTGGATTTCTTCGCTTAACCTTGGGCAATTTTCACAAGATGGCAACCAAGTTAGACAGATTGAATGCACATTTGTTTATGACCTTATAATGCCTGACGACTAATAATACACATAATATTGTTAAATGATATAGGACTTCAATATATAAACTCAAAAAAATGTGTTGAAGTCCTATTAAATTAAAATATGGAGGACAAAAATATTATGGCAAATAACGGAAACTTAAATCAAAACACAGAAACGAGAGTTCCTATTATGGAAACTTTCACTTTACCGTCAAACGGTGTTCTTTATGGTAGTGAAATTCCTAAAGAGATTACACTTCGTGCAATGACTACTATGGATGAAAAAATAAGACTTTCTTCTAATGGTATGTCGTCAATTATTAATTTACTCAATTCTTGTGTTGTAAGTCCAGAAAACTTTGATGCTGGTAATCTTAAAATGTTTGACGTGCAATATCTGCTTTATATGCTCCGTATTGTTACATACGGTAGTTTATATAATGTAGATGTTTATTGCAGTCATTGTGATAAGGCTGTAAGAGTCGGAGTTAATCTTGATGACCTTGCCGTTAATCAAGTTCCAGATGACTTTGTAGAGCCTTTTGAAATTGGTCCACTTCCAAAGAGTGGCGATATAATTACTTGCAAAATACTCACTATGAACGAAAATATTAATATGGAAAAAGAATCTAAAAAGATTTTAGCAAAATATAAGGATTATGTTGGTGACCCCAGTTTTGTGCTTTCATATAAATATATTATAGACAAGGTTAACGGTGAGTCTATTCCAGATTACAAAAAGCAAGTATATGTTGAAGATATGAATGCTATGGATTTAAGGTATCTTGACAGTATTTATGACGAAATGGTTAATAATTTTGGTCTTGACACTGTTATTGATACAGAGTGTCCTACTTGTGGTATTGATTTACATTTTTCAATGCCTATAACGGAAGAGTTTTTTCGACCAAAATTTAGTATTTGAGGACGGTACGACATATAAACAATTAGAATATCGCAGAATTATAGAAGAGCAAGTTTATATAAGTTATTTATCGCAAAGTTTAACATTTTTAGATACAGATTTTTTGTGTCCATACGATAGAAGAATTGTTTTAAATACGCTTAAAGAAATTAAAGAAGAAGAGAAAAAGATATTAGAACAAAACCAGTAGCCGAAGTGTGGTGATTTTAGACAATGGCTGATGAGAAAAAGAATAAGGGGAATAAAGCAGGTGGTGATAAGCCCGAAATAACCCCAATTGACATATCAAGTGAACTTGTTGAAGGTCTTGGTAAAGTCAGTGAAGCAATTAATAAACTTATTACTGATACAGATAAAAAAGTAGATAAAAGTGTAAGTAGAACTGTATCAAAGTTAAAGTCTATTACAAGCGAACTCGGCAATATGTCTAAAGTCGGAAATAACACTTTAGTTAATGGCAATGCTGGTCAAGGACACAAAAAGGTTACTGCTCGTATTGCTGATGAAGAAAAGCGGTTAGCAAAAGAGGCAGAAAAAGAAGCGAAAAAAGCGGCTGAAGCCGAAGCAAAACGTCTTGAAGAAGAGGAAAAGAGACGCAAAGAAGCAGAGAAAAAGTTAAGTGAACTTAAAAAGAAAAGAAGAGACGATTACGATACTTGGACAGGTGATAAATCACTTGAAAAGCAGGAAAATGATTTAAAGGCAAAGCAGGCTACTGCTATTACAAAATTACAAAAAGATTTATACCAAACACAGTATGAAACCGCAAAAACTTTTCGTGAAAAGAAAAAGGCTTATGACGAGGGCGACCCAACTGTTTCTCTTAAGGATGTTCAAAAAGCATCTGATGCTATGGAACAAGCGGCAGAAGTACAAGTAACCTCTGGTGAGAAAATGGCACAGGGTGTCATTAAAACCATTTCAAACGGTGTTACAGAAATAGTATCTAAATTCACCACATCCTTTAAACAGGGTATGGATAGTATGATAGATATCTATAATAATTCGTTTACTGAAATTGCAGGTAGAACTGGTGCTAACCGTAATAAAGAAACTGGTGAGTATTCCCGTAAAGGCGTGACTGATTTATATAAAGGCACTATAAAAGAAGCAAAGCAATATGGTGGTGCTTTGAATATAAATAAAGAAGTAATGCCTCAAATGCAAGCAATGGCAAAAATGGGATTACAGGATAAAGAGTTGTATCAAAAATCAGTTGAAAGAGCACTCGATTCCAAGTTAATGCCGTGGTTAGACAATTATTCTGAAAGTCGCTATCAGTACGAAAAAACTGCGGGCGATGATGCCGCTAAAACTCTTAAAGGTCAAAACCTGATATTGCAAACCACAGAAGCGGGTAATAGATTAGTTCAATCTGGTGTTATTACATCGTTAGAAGAAGACCTTTTCCCGCAATTAACAAGTATTGCATATAATACTGGTGGAGAGAATGGTTTATCAGAAGAATATAAAGAGATACTTTATCAATTAACTAATAATGGTATGTCGCCACAAGAGGCATATCAAACTGTTCAAAAAATGATTGGTGCTGAAAAGAATCAGTATCGAGCGATAACTCAGGGCGATGTGGCAACAAAAGAATTTATAATTGGTATGAATGAGGGATTAAGCCGTACAGGTGCTCTTAAAAAATCTTCAGAAGTTACTGACAAGGTAGCCGCAAACGCAGGCAGTCAAATTGGTGCGGGTGCTGTTCGTAACTTTTTAGGTGGTTGGGGTGTTAGTGGTTGGGATACTACTGAAAGTGCCCAAAGAACTTCAGATATTATTGGTAAACTTAAAGAAAACCCTGACGAGATAGACCTAAAAGAAGGTAAGAAAGCATACGAAGAAGCGGCAGACAACGCAAAAACATTTGACTCTGCCACAAATGTGTTCTGGAATGCAGTTGAAAATTTTGGAACACAAGTTGGTATGTTTTTAGCACCAAGTGTGATAGGAAATTTTGCTTCTGGGTTTATTGGTATGTTAGTTGGAGCCGCACCTAAATTTGTAGGCAGTCTTGTAGAAAAAGGCGGAACAAAGTTATTAAAGCACTTTCTTGGCGGTGAAGGCGGTAGTTTTTTAAACAAATTAAAAGATATTCCCAAACTCACTGAAAAACTTAAAAACTTTGGTAGTGTTGGTGAAAAATTAAAAAGTTTTAGCGAAGTTGGAAGCAAAGCACTGCAAGGTGGAAAATCCCTATTAGGCGGTGCAAAAACAGCACTATCTTCGGCTGGCGTAGGTTCAACTGCAACAACGATAATAGGTGCTGGTGCGCTTGTTGGTGGTGCGGCTTGGATGGCGCACGATGCTGTTAAGGCAGTCAAAAAAGCAGACGACTGGGGTACACGCAAGAGTTCAGCAGGTGTTGCTGGTGCACTGTTTGGTACAGAAGACGCACCTTCACTCCAAAACACTGCAAAACAGGCAGGTAAATATGCACTTATAGGTGCAGGTATTGGTTCATTTATTCCTGGCGTTGGTACTGCTGTTGGTGCAGGTATAGGTGCACTCGCTGGTGCTGTATCATCTGTCGTTTCTGGTAAACAGGTGGCACAGGCAATTGATAAAGCAAGAAACAGTATCAGAGGTGCTGTTAAACAAGTTGGTGACAACTTTAAAGAAAACGGTCTTATTGGTGGTGCTTTGAAAACTGCAAGAGATGGCATCTCAAAAGCAACAAAGGGATATGTAAGTGTTCTTGTTGGCAAAGAAAATGCTGAAAAATTGCAAAAGGCTTTTAATGCAGTTGGAGAGAAAGCAAAGAACGCAGTCAGTAAAGCAAAAGACCACGTAAAAGATACTATAAAAGCACAAAGAGCAGATATACAAGATAAAGGTTTAATAGGTAGCAGTATTAATAATATAGCAACTACTTTATTTGGTAAGCGTGGTAGTGATGCTATATTTAATAAAGACAAAGATAAAGACAGCAAGAAAGATAAAAAAGAAGAAAAATCAACTGCAAGTTCAGTTTTATCTATTCTTGAAGTGTTGAAGTCTATTAATGATTTACTTTCTGGTAATTTACCCAAGGGTAAAGCAAGGGGTGAATCATCAGATGAATTTTTAGGTAAATCTACTGTTAGTGCAAGTGAAGTGCTTGAATCAATGAGCAATTCACAGAGTGATAAATTTAAAGAATTAACTAATAGGCGTGCTTTAGAGAAAGCGGCTTTAATGAGTCCTACTGTGGCACTTGCTAATGCAACGAGAGATAGATTTACAGAAAACAAGAAAAATGACAAAAAAGCAGATGAAAATGATAATGCTGAATTTGAAAACAAGTTAATTGATACAATAGTCAGTGTTGGCTCATATATTGTTGGTGCTATTAGAGAAGAGAAAAATGGTAAAGTTGATTATGAAAACGGATTATTACCATTAGACGATAAGAGAATAGACAGCAATATAGTTAATTTAAGACCGTCAGGACCGACCACTGGTTCTATTGTTTAATAAAAAATGAATGGAGGGGTATTGTAAAAAATGAATATTAATTATGGTGATACTGGTATAATGGTTAACTATTTACAATACTTCTTAAGAGATAATTATTCTAATACCACAAGATTGTCTTGGATATATGACGAATATACGCATAAGAAGTTTATAGAGTATTTAGATTTACCCAATGCTATTTATTCAAATACATTAGTGGAATATCTGAAATCATTACGGTTTAGTGCACCATTAGAGCCAGATTTAAGAGTTCTTGCCGAGCCGTTTAATGCTATGCAGTGTCATATTGAAGACGATATTGTGGTATTTTTAATGAAAGACCCCAAGTCGATTG